AGAAACAGGATCAGAAATTTTAGCAAGTGCTCCTAAAAACGATAATCGTTATACTGGAACTGCTAACAAGGCAAAAATATAATGAAAACATTTAAAGAATATTTAAGCGAAGAACCAATGACAGGTATTACAGAAGATTGGTTTCAGCACCCAGATACCTTTATTGCATTCAAGCCACCAAAGCCAATTAAATATGAAATAGCACGTGCACCCGGAACTACTGAAACTTTAGAGGGACCAGTACGTCACGATGTGGGTCATGCCATTGTTACTGGTCCGAAAGGAGAGAGATACCCAATTGCTCCTGACAAATTTAAAGAACTTTATGATCTCGATGAAAAGGGTACTGCTACTCCCAAAAAGATTTTAAAACACGTGAGACCAGCAGATCATAGTGGAGTACTGAAGACATCATGGGGTGATCTTTCATACAAACCCGGTGATCTCGTAGTTCGTCATGGAGTTGGTGATTATGGCGTTGTTGCTCCTGACATTTTTGCCACAACTTATCAACCACACAATGAAGAAATTTAAAGAATTTTTGTTGGAAACTGATCTCTACGAAGAGAAGGATGCCTGTTACAAACAAGCCATGGCTTCTTACGGTAAGTGGTCAGCAAGAGCAGCCCAAGCAACCGCCAAGTGCCGCAAAGGCAAGGGTGACGTTAAGAAGTCGAAAGAGGGAGCCAATCTGAAACGCTGGGAGGCAGAGGATTGGAAAGATACCAAGACTGGTAAAGATTGTGGTGCAGGTGGTAAGAATGAGTATTGCAGACCTAGCAAACGAGTCAGTAAGAAAACCCCAAAGACATCATCAGAGATGTCATCAAAGGAACTCAAGAGTAAGAAGGCAGAGAAGTCAAGAGTAGGAATGCATGGAGCGTCTGGAAAGAAAGTATCCCCTACAAAAAGAAACACATGAAGAAATTTAAAGAATGTCATGATATTTCTGAATCTACAGGTATTCCTCATCATGTAGATCATATCTTTCCAGTATCTAAAGGTGGCACACACCACCCCAGTAATTTACAAATTTTGACTGCAAAAGAAAATCTTAGTAAAGGTGCTAAGATTCTTTAAACTTCTTTATGATTATTTTTTATAAAGAGATTGAATCGAACCTTTCATGTCATATCGTTCATCAACATCTTTGTCATCATAAACTTTATCTAACATTTCTTTATGTTCTGGAGTGAACATAGGATGATTTTCTATTTCTGTTCTAGAAGGATTGTTATTGGTATACTTGTTAAGTGTTGTATTTTTAAGTTGTCTCTTAACTAATTCTGTAAAAATTTCTGGTGTTAATTTTGGATGTTTAAGTATTCCTGTTTGATCTATGTGTAATTGGGTTTGACCATTCACTTTAGATCCAGAAGGTTTAGCACTTTTTATAAGTGCCATCAAATGATCTGCTGTAGATAATGGATGAGCAACAATGGCATCATGTAATAAAGCCTCATGTCTCACCTTTGGTACTTCATTTTTCCACTCTGGAACCCATGCAGGACGTGGTTGACCAAATTTAGGTGCATTTAAATCTACCATTCCACTCATAGCCATTTTATCAACAATATTATCCAAATGTCTTTTTGTGGTATGAGGACTTGCAAGCCCTCTTAATTGCATAGCATCATAATCTATTCTTTGATGTTGGGGTAATTCGGCTAATTTATTATAATCTTCCAAAGGTTGAGACATTATCTCATGATGCAAATCTTTTGGAAAATTAGGATGACTTATTACATGACTCATTCTTAACGCTCTAGCATCCTCAGCAGTAGAACCAATATCAATATATTTTACTATATCTGCTTGTGTAGTTTTTGGGTGTAATAAAGCGGCTTGTTGAACGTGAGGAAAATAATCGGTATGAAGTGCTGTTAATTGATCTCTTGTAATGTTTGGATGACGTGATATTTCAGTTCTAACCATTGCAGATTCATGTTTTGTTGCCAAATCAATATGTTCTGGGGTTAATTCATTGAAATGTTTTCTTAAAATGAGTCTTGATGACTCTGGAGCATATTGTTCTCCCTCAACTCTTCCACCATAATCATTTGTTGTATGCTTTAATATATGTGTAATTGTATCTGTATCAAAATTAGTAGTTTTTATTATATGTTCTTTATTTTGTGGCTCTAATTTAGATCCACGTTTTAAGAAATTTACTTTTTCTTCTGTTGTCCAATGAAGATTTGGTAAACGGGTATAAGCAGCATCGGGATAATGTTTTATAAGATGTTCTGTTTCTTCAGGTGTAAACTCATTTATTTTCTTATTCTGATGAATTTTATGTATTACTGAAAACTCAGTTGGAAATGGACGATGTTTAAATGAATCTTTTTCTGAAGAAGATATTGGATCGTCATTTGAATTCATAAATTGATTTGTTTCAAGATGAACTTGGTATTTTTCTTTTTTACCATAGAAACCTTGTGGATTTTTTGGAATTGCAATATACAAAGGACCTTGTTCATTGTAGTCTTCAAATGCTCCACTTGTTGTACACCATTTTGTTCCATGTCCCATTGAACATGCTGCTTCTGATGTGTGCGGAGTAACTACATGCCAATGTTCATTTTCTCCAATTTTTGTATATTCACTTGGATCAATAGCAGTTTCATTTAATGGATCTTTATTATTTACTGCTGATTCAAGATCGGTTAAATGTTTCCATCTCGCCAAAGATTCGTGTTTCATTTTTCCTTCGCCTACTAGTTTTGAAAATCTTTTTAAAACAGGTAATGCTCTATATTTGATATCTTCAATTCTATTAATTCCACCTTCTTCACCATCATTTTCAGTTCCACCGCCCTTGTTACCGATTGCATATGCCTTTAACATCCAGTTAACATGTGAATTCCACGTTTTTGCATGTTCTGGTTTTGAAATATCCAAATGATCTGGAGATTCTGGAATTCCAAGATGTTTCATAATATATGCTGTCTTATGTTCTGGTGTTCCGTGTTCTGAATCATATTCCCATGGGCTTGGAACTTCAGCATCTGCTACTTGATTATAATGATCATAACCATATCGGTGATATCCTTCGCTATCCATTTTTTTAAGAATTTTATCACCATATTGCTTCACCAACTGATGTTGACCTTTACCTTCTAAAATTAAAATTAATTCTTGGGTTTCTTCAATTAAATATTGGGTAAATCTCATCATAGTATAATATTTATACCTTGCATGGGGTGTATTATGGTGTATACTAACTCTATGATTTCTAGACTCTACTCTGCTGGTCAGATGTTTCACGATTCTGTATATCAGGGTTCCATGTATGTGGAAGTTTCATATACGAACAGACTTACGTTTGATTCTGCGTATACCATGATGGAACCTTGGGCTGAAGCCATTGAGCCTCCTACTGTTGCAGTTACAAGTTTTTCATCAAATTTGTTCATGGGAACGGCTGATGGTCTATGGATCTATAAAATCTATAATGGTGGAGTGTTGGTCAAGACCATTCAAATGGTTGATCAGCAGTTTGCTATTCCTATCATGTATGATCGAATCGAGAGTATCTCAATGGGTGCATTGCAAATGACAGAATCAAGTGGTGCTGCACCTACTCCCGTTCCTTCTCCGGGTATGGGTATGTTACTTGGAATGGCTGCACTTATTTCATTAAAACGTAAGCGATTTGTTTGACAATCATTATAGATACTGTATTATATTCCCATGACATCTACTCCACCTCCATATACAAATAAAAGTTTTATTGCTGAATGTGTAGAATCCCCAACGGGTGAACGAAGTATAAGAATTTACCATAAAAAACTGAGTATCTACGAACCAAAAAAAGCACATATTCATAGTCCTATTGTAATTTTTAAGTTAGCGGAATGGATGGTAAAGGCATCGGAATGGGTTTCAGAACAAAAACTATATGTTCCAACTAAACAATGTCTCAACTCTATTAAACACGTATTAAATAACAATAAAAAATAAAATGACTACTCAAACACTTAAAAAGATTCGAGCCAAGAAGTATTATTATATCTTTGTCTACAATCGTGGAAATTATTTTGAAATTTCTCGAGGACTTGAGAAGCGTTATGCCAAGCAGTTTATGGGCTCGGGTATAACAATGACTACAAATCGTTTTGATGTTTCATTTGAATGTACTGCTCTAGAGTACAAGAAGATTGTTGCCTGTGCTCGTCGTCGTTATGGAAGAATTCAAAAAATTACAAGGAATCAAATTGACTACTAAAATGAAAAAGAAATCTACTAAGCCTGCTCCTAAGCGTTATTCTCCATTCTTACCACCACAACAAGTAATGTATTTTCTTATTGACTTAAGCATTCTTGCATTACTTGTTTCGTGTGCGAGTGCGCTTATTGTACTCACCATGCAACTATTTGAAAAAATTACAATTACTGTAACAAGATTCTAATACCATGGAAAAATTATATACTTTAACATTTAATAAAAATCAACTTTTTGATCTTCATGAGTTATTAGATCTTGTACTTGATAATCACGTAAACGCTATTGATAATCCTGAAACAGAAGAAGAAGTATTACTCGGTAGAGAAATTCGTCTTAATTTTGCACAACGAACTATGAATCTTTTTAATGATGTTGATGAACAACTTAAAAGTATATATCGAGAGGGCGAATTATGAAAATGCATGGAATGACTCAAGCCCGTTGGGATACTCTTATGCAACAAGACGATATCTATCTTACGCTTGAGGAAATGAATAATGGTTGGCATTGGTGTGAGTGTTGGGATGGACTGTTAGTACATGCTGATGATGTTGAGTTTAAATCATGCACATGCCAAATTATGAATAAGTTTCGTTCAAAGGAATAGTTAAATGAGTGCATGCACATACTTTATTGGTTGTCCTCACTTTGGTCACGAAGGCATGTATCGCTTCGTTCGTGCCAATGGTGAAAAGGTTCGTCCATATGCATCAGCCGCAGAAGGTGATGCCGTTATCATGGAGAATTGGAATAAGACTGTTTCCAAGGGTGACAAGGTGTATGTCATGGGAGATGTAGCATTCACACCAAAGGATCTCAAGATTCTTGAATCACTCAATGGTTCCAAGATTCTTATCAAGGGCAACCATGACACTCTAGAACTTTCAAAGTATGCCAAGTACTTTCGTGATGTTCGTGCATACCACAAATTAGACAATGAAATTCTTTCACATATTCCTATTCATCCTGTCTCTCTATGGAGAGCCAAGAGAAATACTTCTTGGTTAAATATTCACGCACACCTTCATGCTGAAGAAGTGATGCTTGCCGAAGGAGTTACAGATCTAAGATATTTCTCTTGCTGTGTGGAGAGAATAGGGTATACTCCTATAAGTATTGATGAGATTCGAAACCGTGTTGCTAAACTTCATTTAACCTAAAAGGAAACATTATGAAAAATAAGAAGGGCTTTACTATTGTTGAACTGTTGGTGGTCGTTTCGATCATCGCATTGCTGATTGCAATCCTGTTACCTGCGATTGGTAAGGCACGAGATGCTGCGCTCATCACACAGAGTTTGGGCAATCTCCGCAACCTAAGTGCTGCGAATAGCGCATATGGTGCTGACTATAACGACAGGCAGTTTACTGCTGTTCCTGATGAGATTGGAATGTACGGAGATGCTATTACTCCTGCGTGTACTGCTATTACTGCTACGCAATGTATCCCACAAATGATTCTTGGTTGGGATTCGACTGGTGGTCTGTGGGGCTATTGGGTTGGCGGTACTCCTGCACGATGTGCTGCATGGCAAGGAAACTGTGGCAACTTTGTAACCTACCAAGCCTGTGATTTTTGGGGAGCATCTGCGCGTTGGGAAGGCTCATGGCGGCTCACTAATTGCAAGGCGTTCAACAGTTATGTTGGAGGCAAATTTTACGACAAGGTTTTTTGGGCACCGAAAGACAAGATTACACTCGCCAAGATTGACAAGTACTTCTCTACACCTGTTGAGTTCAACTTTACGAATGGTGACTTTGAAACCCCCACTTACTGTTGGAGTCCGTCTGCTATGTGGTCGCCAGATGTGATGGCATGGTCGCGTAAAACTGGTAGCGGTAACTCTGCCGTGTTCGGTGGAAAGCCAACTAGGGCAACCATGCCTGGTGCTTTCAAGAGTCCAGGCGCGGGACTTGCTCAATACCCATCATTGAAGTGGCGTATGTGGGAGCATCAATGGCTTCAGAACATGGAAGGCGGCGAAGTGAACCCTGCGTTCTCAACACCAACTCCGTGGTTCTACAACCAAGGCTACAACAGCGCACCTGCAACTCTCTGCTTTGATGGTCACACTCAGGTGGTGTCGATTGCAGGTATTCAGCAGGACAATGACTTGGCACTTGCTCAGTCGGAGAACGCCAATGGATCTTCGGTTTCTAGCGGTAGTTTGTGGTTTGTTGCTTCGGGTGGAGTAAACTCGTATTACTCGTCGGCTGCTTACGATATGCTCACAGTTGGTAACGGCTCATGCAGCGCGGGTGTATTGACTGTTGATGGCATCCTTGGTCGTGATATGCTTCGTATCGGAGACTGATATGATTAATATTGTACTTTTAGGAGAAACACATGAGTGATGTTTTTGTCGGAGATAATGATCACGGTGATACACCTTTGCCTCCTCTGTCAGATTTGTTATGGGCAGAGGTTACGAAACTGCGGCAGGACAAGGTTCGTCTTGAAGAAGATATTGTGCATTTTGCCAATGAACTCAATGAAGTTACCCGTCAACGCGATTATGCACGACAACTATATTGCTCACGCATATCAACAGTGACTTCCACTTATGTGGAGTCAAAGCGCAGAACACCAGAACAGATTGCACACGAAATGGGATGGGATTGCATCAAGCAACACGATAAATCTGTAGCAAATAGTTACGACAATATTATTAATAAACACCACACTACTTTTCAGAAGTTAGCACAGGAGAATACAAATGAGAATTAAACCACCAACACTTGGAGAAAAGATTGCTATGAATATGACACCAAATGACAATGCACCTATTGCTGATGCATCAACGCTTGTGGCTCGTCTTGAGGAACACTCTGACTTTGCTCACAAGGTAGTTCGTGATCTTCTACGAGAAGCATCAGAACGAATTCAGTTTCTCACAAAGGAACGAGATTACTTCGAGATGAAGATGACATTCTATGCCAAGGATGCAGAGAGAGAAGAAAGAAATCAATTGTATCTAGCCAAAGAGGCTAAACACATGAAATTACATGGAACTGAATGTCCACCAAGAGAATGAATATAAATAGTTTGCGGTCCTATCGTCTAGCCCGGTTTAGGACCTGAGACTTTCAATCTCAGTACATGGGTTCAAATCCCATTAGGATCATTAAATGAGTAATGCGAAAATTGGAATAATTATTTTAGGAATAGATGTTTTGGCTGCTATTGGTTTTACTGTATACATAATGTGTCTTATGTTTAAAACAAGTGAAGATTAAAATGGATGACATAGAATTAAGATTAAGAAACATGGCAGAAAAATGGCACACAGTAAACCGAGAGGTTTCTGATCTTTGTCGTGATGCTGCGGAAGAAATTAGAGTAATGAAATTAAAAGGAACATATGCCGATGATCTTATTCATGCGTATAAGCGTGGAACAGGTTGGGGCATAGGTAGTGATGAATAATATTTTGAGGGTTAGTTCAGTTGGTAGAACGTGGGACTTTGGTTCCCAATGTCGGGAGTTCGACTCTCTCACCCTCAGTTAAGGAAACAATATGGCAAATTTTAAACCTATCGGCAAATACATTTGGGTCAAGACTACTTTTGGTGGAGAGAAAACCAACGAGTTTGGTATCATCTACCAAGAGCGTTCTAAGTCTAAGTTTATTTGGAGTACCGTACTTGCTATCGGTGATAAGTTAACCGAAGATATCAAGGTTGGTGATGAGATTCTCTGGGATGTCACACAACTCAAGGGTGGCTATGCTGGAAATCATTTAGTGCACCAAGATTGGGTTCAAGCCACTAATTAAATTTCAATCTCATCTAAAGTTTCTGGACCACCAGGTTTACGTGTTGCCAATGCTGCTTCAGCAATTTTAAAAATATGATTATGAAGTACTTGTCTTGAATCTGATGTATTTTCAAATTCAGAGGCAGAATATTTTTTATTCTTTTTTAATTCATCAAGATGAGAATTCATTGCTCTTTTTGTCAATGATCTAACTGCAATATCTAAATCTGTTTTTTGATGGTTTCCCTCATCATCCGTAGTAAGTTCTTTATGAAATTCTGTAAAATGTGTGGGGTTGTCACCTAACATTAAATCTAAATGTTTATGAAAATGGTTTAACAAACCAGGTTCAACGTTGTTTAAATGTGCTGTGTTTACTTTAATAAAAGAAAATAACTGACCCATTACATGATCACGATGATCTTTTTTAGCTGGTTGTATATCTTTATACTCAAATGGTACAATTTCATTTGCTTCTAAAAGATATTCTTTAAATCTTAGCATTTTAAATTTATTTTTATCTATTAAAATTTCGACGAGCTTTTAAATCTTTTAAAGTTAATGAGATTTTTTTAGACCGATCAGTATTTTGCATTCTATCAAGAATATCTTGGAACGCTCCAGGATATGTTAATTGTCTACCAGAAGTTGGTCTGGTATCTTCTGCAGGTTTTGGTTCTTCAGGAGAATATGGACTTTGTGCATAACCACCTCTAGAATAAATATAATTGGGATCATTTTCTGCTACCCCAGCACCTCTATTGAATCTATTAGCTTTTTGAGCTTGCGCTGCTTGATTCATTCTATCAATAACTGCATTTGCAATTTTTGATCTTTCATTTGTAGTTGCTGCTGATGGACCACCTTCTCCACTATCTTCACTAAATCTTGGGTGTGATACTTGATCAATATCTTTTACATCTGATCTACGACCACCAGTAAATTTATGGGTTTCATTATTAATAAATGCTCTTGCAATCATAGCTTCTTGATCGGTATCTGACATATTATTCCAGTCTTGAGATCCTGGAACAACATATGGTTGTCCTGGAGCATTATTTGTTCCACTAGTACCAAAAGATTGTGGCTCAGTTGGATCCAAACCTGGCATTGTATATTCTGGTTTAGGACTATATGACCCAGTTGGCATATCTGGGTCTTGCGAAGGAGTTCTAGCACTCCTTTCATATTCCAAATTTCTATTAGGAAGTAAATTCGTTACAGCCTGTCTAGCACGAATTGCTGCAGATTCTGGTTTAAGACTATATTCTACTGGATTATCTGTATATTGGCGAGCACGCATTATTTGTTGTGCTTGACCTTCTCCAGTCATACGATTGACAGCAAATGTTCTTGCACTTTGTGCATCTTCTGGTGTAACACTTGTAGTTGCTTCAGGTTTTGCTAGTCCTTCTCCACGATCATAATAAGGTCTTGAGGAAGGTGTAGTAGGTGGAGTTGCTTCTGGTTTTGCTAAACCATCTCCACGATCAAAACCACGATAGGTTGTTGGTGAACTTGCAGCTGAGCCTGTGTCAGTTTTTGCTTTTTTATCAGCATCTCTTTTTTGCATATCAACGACATATTGTTTTGCTCTATCATATGCTTCTACACCACGCTGTGCTACTTGGTCTTGTGTCTGACTTATTGGATCTTCACCTCTACCTGAAGTGTCCATATCAATCACACCTCTTCTAATGTTTTCTACTTTTCTTGGATCCATATCTAATTTTCTTGCATATCTTTCAACCCAGTCACCTGCAACTCTATCGGTTTTTACATCAGATGACTGTGGAATACCGCTAGATCCTCTACCCTCTCTTCGTTTTACTTCAGCGTCCATTTCAAGAAATTCTTTAGACTGTGGACGATCACCACTTTGCTTAATATTTCTCATTCTATCTTTGAGTTCATTCGTTCCTGCAGCGGACTCCGGAACAGCGGGACCACCGCTAGAAGGAGACCATGCTGCTTCTTTCAGTTGTCTTTGTCTTAAAATATAAAGATTGTCTTGAAGGTTGTTTGAAAAATTTAAATGGTCTTTGAAGTAGTACATAATAATATTTAGATACTCAATCTTTCGTCTTGTTTGGATTTTATATAGTCATTCATGCGGTCAAAGTAACCACGATTTCGTAGTTCTTTAAAAATTAAATTTTCATTAGAAAATTCACCACCACGCTTCAGTCCTGACACTCTCATATTTTTAAATTTTGTTTTTAATTTCTCAAATGCTTCATCTTCAGCATTTCCAGAAATAAGAGTTTCGATTTTATTACTATACTCGTCTATCTTATTAATGACATGAGGATTGTCGTAGTTGATATCTTGGTGAGTTGGGTGTGCAATCCATTTAGCGTTCAAAAGGCTGTATACGCCTTGATCTACTGGAAACTCAGCATCACTATCTTGAGCATACAATTCAACATCATGATCGTGTACTTTGATGCTGTGTGTAAGATTCCAGAGTTCTTTTTTATCTTTAAGATAATCATCTAACAACTCTGGGCAGTTTGCTAATTTGCTCTTATCTACTAAAATGTGTACATCAATATCAGAATGCTCAGTATAATTAAAATTAGCATTACCACCAACAAGAATAAGATCTTTTACTGATTTAGCAGGAATACCAGCCCAATCAATCCAGGTCTGAGCAATTTCTATAAGTTTATCTTGGATTTCTTTTTTTAAGGTATCATTTTCCCACAACAAAGGATTTAAAGTATCATGATATTGTAAAGTTAGTGCGGTAACCTCTTCAAGATATTCTTTAAAATTTTTAACTTTATTTTCTTTTAAATGAGCATGCTTAGAAATTTCAATGGCAGCTAATTGTTTTGATGCTTTATCTTTTGATGGGTGTGTACCAAGAACTTTAGTTCCGGTAGAATCCATTACAACCCATTTGTTATTTTTATGAATAATCATACTATATTATTTATTAAAAGAAACAACCCCGAACATCTCGGGGTTGTTGTACTAATAACTTTTTTAAGGCTATTATATTGATTTGTTGCCTCTAAAATACATTTGATTTTGATCAGACTGAACGCCTCTTGCGTGTGCTTGATCACCAAGGCGTTCCAACACATCTTCAATATGTTCAGCAAATGGTCCTTGTCCCTTTAAAAGTTTATAGGCTGCTCGAAGACCTTCTATGTGCTCCGAACCAGCATGATCTAAACTCCCTTTTCTTAATAAAGGACTCAGATATTGTGAAATTTCAGCATGAATTTTTGGATCAATTGCACCACCTGCAGTTCCACCAGCATCATTGTCTAAAAAATCTTGAAGTATATCGGAAGATGATCTATTAGTAGATTCTGATAACCCAGGTAATCCATTTATTTTATCATCCGATCTCTCCATAGTATGGTTAAAAATAATTTTAGAAATCATTAATTCATATGGAGTTAATTCTGTACCAGCATATACCTTTTTTGGAATACCAAGATCATCAGCATGTTTATGTAATGCATCCAATTCAGCATCAGTAATTTTAGTAGTAGGTTTTTTTGCTTTGGCTTCGGTTAGAACTCTTGGAAAGCCACCATAGATAAAATCGGCACTTTGCATCTGGCGACCTTCTTTAATTTCACCCTTAATAGCCTTACCACGAGCCTTACGGCGATTCATTAGGTACTTATCGGTTTTGGTGTTTTCTTCACCATCATTATCGATATCGGCATCTTCTTTGCCTACTGGGTCAAGTTTCTTACCCTTTTTCTTTTTCTTGTTAGCAACTTTTGCTTCAAGAACCAAAAGTTGTTGTTGAAGTTGTTCGCAAAGATTACGATAATATTGTTCAATATGTTTCATAATAATATTTATATTTGACTTATACTCAGTATAGTGTATATTATATCTCAATATGACAAATAAAGCACTGGAAGAAGCAATTTATGAGTTTGGGGCTGTTATGTACCAAATTGGTAGATATGAGACAGATGGTAAAGATACAACCAAAGAGTATAATAAGTTAGTAAAGCAAAAAGAAACTTTAAAAGAATCGTTTGAAGAGCATTTTCACTCTAATAACAAAATTGCAAAATCTTTAAGTTTATTTTAAAGTATCCCCAAAAGTTGAATTTATTATATTTTCAATATCTTTTGATGATCTGTTCTTTAAATGAGACATAAGTTGTTTACGAACTTCTTTTTTCCACGACTTAATTCCAGTTTTAGAACCTCTAGTGCTACCCATGTTCACTTGTTCCTGATTATATAAATCACCTTCAGTTAAATCTTTCATAAAAATATTTAGATATGGCAAAAATAAGAAAAACATCTCCGTATGGAAAACGCAAAATTAAGGCTTTGCCACCAATTCCTGATAAAGTGTATCCAGAATACATAACCAATTTTACACAAGAAGTTTTTACCAAATGTGGTTTAAAGGTAAATGCAGATCAATATAGTATTGATTCTGGATATAATGTTGGCGTATTAAAGAAAATTGGTAAAGTTTACCGATGTATTTGGATGGCATCATATGCCAAAACCAAAGAAGAATTGGATAAATTTTGGGTTTCTGTAGCTTTTGCTGATACTATGAATTCTAAATAATAATAACATGTACGATAAATACCAACAAATAATTCCAGTAACAGCAGGCGAGACTAAACTTACAAAAAACAAAGGTGTATATTTACATGCACTTACTGCTGGTTCTGTTGCAGGTATTACTGCCTATTGCTATAGTGGTCAAACACTTGGCGCAACAGCCGCAATTAATGTGAGATTTGGTAGTATAGCAAATACAGATATGACTTACATTTTACCAATTGAAGTGTATTCAATTCCTGTAATTACTAACTGCACAGCTAATTTGTTAATTTAATTTCTTAAAAATCTAGCAATCTTTTGAGAGACAGATTCAGGAACATATTGTTCTCCTGAACGTCCTGTATAACTGCTCATATGACGGTTATCTTCGTCTTCATCACGTCCTGCTTCAGCGGCAGCACCCCATCCATTTAAATGTGCAACGGCAGCATGTGCCATTGCAGCGATTGGATATAATGGATCGGGGTGTTTCTTAGCATCCATTTTATTATCTGATAAATCAGCTAATACATCATCGGTGTCATTATCACCATCCCCATCAACATCTGTACCAGCTTCAATGGCTGCAGTTTTTGCTCGTTCTATTGCAGCACTCGGATAACTAGGTATTCTTGATCTTGTAGTATCAATGGTCCCTTTTTGTTCATCATCACCAAATGTAGATCTAATAGATCTGTGTTGTCCAGTTTTTATAGTTTCATGAGTTGGATTCTTAGGTGAAGAAGGTCTACGTAGATCTCTCAACTGACTATAATCACTATAATCACCACCACCTGCTTCTATAGCATCTTGTGGGTCTGTAATGATTGGTGCACCTTCACGACCTTCGTATGCATCATCAATGTCAATACCAAATTCTTTTGGTGGTGCATTTGGTTTTAATTGAGCAGCAAGCTCTGCTACTTTGGATCCAGTTATACGTTTGGCTTTACCCATTTCTTCAGTAAGCAATGTACCCTTACGTGCATGTTGTTCTGCAAGCATTTCAATACCCTTTTTATGGGCTTCAATACCAGCTGCATTGAGGGAATGAATCCAACCGTAATAACCTTTATTTGTCATATTATTATTTATTCTTTTTTAAAATTATCTTATTTTAGAAAGTCAATTTTTGATTTACTTGTTTACCAGTTAAACCCATATCCAATGTTTGTTTACGAGAAATAAGACCATAAGCATCTAAATTTTTACCCAAACCACTTACATTTACTTGATCTGGGTTTATATTTAAATGATGCCACATACCTTGATGAATTAAACCACTTTGACGACCAGAATCGGTTTCTTTGGTTGGAAGTTCTCGTCCAGGTGTCGCAGCCGGGGCAACATCAAAATCTGCTGGTTTATAAATGTCTACAGGATTTCTTTTATCTGAATCTCTAGCTGCTGTATAGGCTTTTACCATAGCATTAGCAGGACAACTTTCTCCTTCACACGCTTCTGCCTGTGCTTGTTCAGATCGAGCATCTTGCCATCCTTTTTCAATATCAGTCAACTTTCCACCAAGATTGGTTTGATTATTTACTAAAGCTCTCATATTACTTGTATTGGCACCACCAGATGTATCAAAATCACGACCAAACTCATTTTGAAATTGGTTACGTGTGGTTTTATAAAAAGGAGAAATTGGTCTATCTCCATAAGGAAGAGCGTTTTCTTGAGCTTTTTTCTGATAACGTAATGCCATACGAGATTGTGATGATGGACTTGGGTTATTTTGATTTGTTTTAACACTTAGGTTTGCTAACATATCAGAAGAAATGTTTGTATATGGGCGAAAAGGGTCGTCTTGAAGACTAACATTATCTTTACTAATACTTTTCATCATGGCTACTTCAGCAGCTTGTTGTTCTGTATAATCGTTTGGATTACTAGGTAAAGTCCCAATTAGATTTTTATAATATGTTACTGTTTTTAAATTTTTAGCAGCATCTTTTACAGGATCTGCTTTTGCAGCATTAGTGTCTCTAATTTCAGTACCTGCAATTCTACGAGCCCTCAAACGATCTGCGGCTATTTGATCCATACCTTCAAAATCACTTGGGTTTTCTAATGGCCCCTGATCCGGATTAGTATTTGCTAAATTTCTACGTCTACTACGATATTCTTCATTAATTGATTGTTGTAAATATTCAGGATTATTTTGTTGAATCAAAGAATACAAGTGTTTTTGAATATTAGATAGTGAATTGTACATAAAAATATTTAGATTTGACAAAGCCTATCTACAGGCTATACTCCCCCTATGACTTACGGTTCACACGGTGCAGGTAAGGGAAGTTCCCCCAGACACGTAAATTTGGAACAATATGGTAAAAATTATGAAGCAATTTTTAAGAAGAAACCAGTAAAGAAAAAGCCTAAAAAGGCACCTAAATAAACTACGCAAGAGTACTCAAGCGGTCAACGAGGTCACACTGTAAATGTGATGATTAATTTCTACGAAGGTTCGAATCCCTCCTCTTGCATTTATTATTTGACTTCTCCTTAGATATGTGTACAATATGACTATGGAAACACCCCCAGATCTAATTAAAACAAATAAGTATTTTATTAAAGATTCAGTGTTAAAAAATATGGATAAAGCCAAGCAAGTTAAAAAAATGTATAAATCTCCTAAACATTACGAATACGATTCATCTCTAAATGGTTTACATGAACCTGGGTCAAACCAAGTTGTTATCAACCAAGCACTCAATGATAGAATAAAAGTATTAGAGATTCAAAATGAACATTTAGTACAACGACTTAGACAACTAGAAACTATTCTTACATCTAAAAACTTTACTGACTTTACTGACAAATTAGAAGAACTCATGGATAAACTTGATGATCTTCAATCCAGAGTTGATTTGCTTGACGAATAAATAAACCGGAGTATATTATTATTATGCCTAACTCAAAACAACGTATTACTAAGCGTGCTCATAAGAAGCGTGAAGAACGCATGAAGCGCAATCGTATTCAGAGCCTTATGAAGGCTCGTGTTGGTACACTTCGCAGTCTTGACGCGAGTGGTCAACTTCCAGTATGTGTCAAGGAAAAGAGACTGCCAAATGGCTAAAACTGCCACAATGATGTCGTTTGATGAACTTCGAAAGAAGTATGATCATATTGATTGTTTTTTCACCTATTATAATGGAGAGAAGTCTTCGTTTGATTTTTATGGCACTGATGCGAATGGAACTGAGGTTCGAATCTCCATTGGTGGATGTCCTGCATGGATTAAGACCATTGAGTTTGGTCCGAAAGATCCTATAAATATTAGTGATTCAATTGAACGTCATGTTCGATTTGTCTCTGTAACAGATAACCGTGGTAAGCAAGTTTACGAACAATTTTTTGATGTCTAAAGGAAACTAATGGGAAATTCAGATCATAACGATTTTAGAAATTGGCAAAATGGTGACGACAGCGAAGAGAACAATCCACATGACGGATTCTTCTTCTTTGGTAATACTAGCCCAGAGTTTAAGAAAATGTGGGATCAAATGCGTAATGGTGAAAATCCTGCAGATAGTCTTCGTGACTATCTTAACATGGATGACATTTTAGATCAATGGACAAAAGAAAATAAGAAGAAGCCATTTAACCCAAATAAGTTTAATCAAAATAATCCACCAAAGCCTTCTCGTAAACCTATTCGACATAAACCTAAGACTACTCCCTTTACTCAAGAAGAATATTTTAAACTAATTGAGATTCGTGGATATCTTGCTATTCAAGAACAATATGCACATGTTAAGGCACTAGATAAGTTGCTGAATCAAATTATTATTAAGCCTATAGATAATTCAGGAGAATTTCAATGACATATATTCCCGGAGAAGCATATCAAAAAGGATATGCAGCACGTATGGGTGGTGCAGAAAGAGCATCTAATGTGAATGAGTCTACCAGTGTATATTGGGAAGAATGGGCTACTGGTTGGGACGATGCTAACACTAAGGTAATCACAGAAGCCAGACAAAGTGCTGGTTGTTCAAAGCCCAAGTGTTGTAAGACGTTTATTCAAGAATAAAAAAATCCCCGAAAGGGGATTTTTACTTATTTGGGATATTTTTGTTCTAAAGTTGGATCATGACTTTCAGAGTTAAATGGTGTCATACGAATGACACCTGCATTTTTAACTGCTGGATGATCGCTATCATATTTTGTTTTAATATTGAGTTCAGATCCATATGACCCACCACGTTTTGGAGAATCTGGTGTTTGTACTCTACTCTTAAATCCACTTCTAATAAAAGATATACGATTATCAGATGGATTAGCAAGACCAGTAATAGTTAATCCCATGGATTTTGCTAATGCTTCGTGTTGTTTGTATACAGGGTGATCTACATGGGGTGCAGAAGAAATTAATTCTATTCCATGATGATTTCCCAAAAGCATCATTCCACCAATGTGTTGAAACCCTGTATGAGCCATTTCATTTGCTTTAGTTCTTGCTTCAGTTCTAGAAAACTGTTGCGCCATAAGCGAACCAACTAATTTTGTATGTCCTGCTAGTGCTTTTAAAAAATGTGATTTAAACTCTGGAGTATTTTCATCTGTATAATTTATCCACTTTTTAATATAAGATGATTCACTATTTGCTTTTCTGGTTTGTCCTGTGGTATAACCCAATTCTATTGGAATTAAATTCTTATTATGGTTTATTACAAGATCTCTTCCACCGGCTCCTCTATGTATTGAAAATTCATTTTCTTTTAATTTTGTATGTTCTTTTTTAACATCATTTCTAATAAACCCATGCTGAGATAAATGTTCTACTACATGATGTAAGATGTGGAGTTCTTTTTTCTCATTTTCTTTATTATTAGAAATAATACCGTCCTTTGCATCATTCACGATTTCGGCTGATGTTGTCTTACCATCATTATTTAAATCAGAATTAGATGGATTGAGATCTATATTTTCTTTCAATTGCTTTTTTTTAGGTACTGTATACGTTTTACCAGATTTTGGTTCACGAACAGTTAATGTGGAATTTGGATTTCTCGCACCAAATCTTCGTAGATAATCTATCTCTGAAAGTTTGTTTCCTACAATCTTTTCATAATCAGAAGCAGAGACATCAAACATATGGTAGGGGTCTGTGCTAATTGATGGTTTTCTACGCTGTAGAGGAGCCATACGAGGATCCATACCAGAAACCCCCCCTTGGTTGTATCCTGGTGAATCACCGGCTACAGCCATTCCTCCTGAAGACATGTCTTCCAATAAGTCAAGATAACTTGTCGTTGTATTACATTCTACACAGATCAAACCTTCCATTAAACCATGAAATTGTTCAGAAGTAATGTTGAAATGTTCTGCTTCTTCAGCAAACAAATTTAATGTAGAAACATAATTTTGCAATTGGTATTTGGTTATACCGTATGGCAATTGCTCAAATATTTTCTTTAATTTGATTACAAAATACTCAAAGGTATCAATGCTACTTTCTGGTTTAAGTAGATTTCCTTTTTCATCAATGTTACCTGCACGGTATGCGGCAAAGGATGTATATGGCTGTGTTACCGCCTCTGCAAATTTATAAAAATAAAAAGAGGGTACAATAGATCCGTAGTTCATATCAAATATTTAGAAAAAAGACCAAGGTTTATTCACCCCGGTCCATCAGATACAATTTTCTATCAACTCGTACATCGGTATTTAAAAGTTTGTAATCAGTTTCTTGTAGATTAACAATATTAAATTCCAAATATACTAAAAAAGACTTTAAGTATGAATGAAGTCTTGGTTCAAGGCTAAAAAACAAAATACGAGAAGCATTGGTATCACCAAAAACATTTTTGAAGACAATCAAATGGTTTAATATAAGACGTTCACGAATTGATTTTAATGTTTTATGTTTATGAATTTTTTGAATAAGTCTTTTAATGTACTTGATTCTTTTCAAATCATCAATAAACTCATTTTTTCCAGAACATTCTGAATTAAAATAATGTTTTTTACAAAAAGAGAGAAAGTTCTCTTCTGTTAACACTTCTATATTTTTCATTAAATTAGTGCTTACAACCACAGTCAGGGTCCACTCCATTATCTACATCACGAATGCTGTTTGGATCAGCAGGTATGATCATTACTGTTAATTTTCTTAACATATTAGAACCGCGTTGAATATTAACAAGAAGATCTAAAGAGTGACCAATCTTTTCTTTAATTCCATCACCTTGTTTGAAACCCTTTTTGTTGACATCATCATATGGATTTTGACCGTATATACCTAGTTGTGGGCTTCCATATTGAACTAGTTGAAAATTGTTATCACCATCATTGAGTGCATTTTTCATTTCAAAATCAAAACCAAAATGGTTTAATTTTTGTTTGATAACACCCAACACTTCGTCAGGGTCTACATAGTCTTTTGCAGAAAATGCTTGTAACATGGCATTGATAGCATCAACGGAGCGTGGTAGTTTAATGTTGAATGTACCCTTGTTACTCAAGGCACTTGCCCCAAACTTACCTTGTGGGTCTCCAATAAAAAGACCACCACCAAAGGTAGCTTCAGGTGCATTTTCTTGTAGATTTTGAATTTTGGTTAATAATTGTTTAAATTTCATGGTGTTCCTTTTATTTAGGTATTCTTTTAATTAAATTTTGTGAGTCGCCCATATAAATTTGGATTATATACTATTTCATTTAATGAATTGAGTGTTTCATCCACTACCAATTTTTCAACCTGTTTTCTAATATCGCTTTTAGGTTTCTCGACATTTTCTTTTAACATGGCAGTAACAGACTTATTACTCCAGGTTTTACATGCCCAGTATTTTGCTTTCCAACGAGGACCTGGGGTGTCACAATTATGTCTAGCCCGGAAATTTTTTCTGCGTTCTGGGTTGTCTCTTTTGATTTCCATATTTGGATCACCAAAATTTACTTTAACCACATTGCCTTTATCATTTTTTACATAAACTTTATACTTTTTAACATCACCTTGCATGATTTTATTAAGTTTTACTTTTTTATTGGTATCTTCATGTAGTTCCAATACTTCATCATACTCAACACAATCAATGTCTTTAAAATTATTAACTAGACCCATTGTAGTATCTGAGGTAAAGTCTTCAGACAACTCTTCGTTTGTGTCACTTGTCATATAAACTTTATAAATGCCTTCATTGATCTCAATAGCATCAATTTCAAATATTTCACCACTTTCATTTATAATAACATCAAATGGATGAAGATCTTTTGCTTCAACAGACGCAAAATTCATTTTAAATACACGTCCAAAGCTTTCTACGATAAATTTAGTATCGGTAGACTTTTCTTGAGTGATTCCACGAGTAATAAAGATAGGCTTTTTATTCATTTCCAGTTGTGATTTTGTTTTTCACCTTTATGATGACCATTGTCGGAACGATTAGCAGATTTACTTCTTGCACGTAGATTATTTATACCATTTGATCCACCCGAACGTATTGGTTTTTTGTGATCAATATCTTTACCATCACCAACCTTAGCTTTACCTTTTTTCTTCATCAGCTCTCTAGCTCGAGTTCGTGCAGCACGTTCTTTCTTTTGTTTTGGTTTACCATGATAATTTCGGTACTCCATTTTATAATCGCGTTTAGCTTCTTCAGAAATAATCTGTTCAATCAATGAGATTTTAAATGGGTGTTCTGATGCACGGAAAACCATTCCAGATAAAAGACTTTTTAAAATATTTTCATTTGTATTTTCTGTTAAAATATTTTGATTTTCAATAATACTTGCTTCTTGGTTTGTTAAAAGATTAACTTTAACCAAACTAGATAAAACAAAATTATTAGATAATGATTCAACCAATAGATTGTTTAAGAAAATATAAGTTTCCCCCATCAACTGATTGGAAAGTTTATCAGCACGAACAACAGGAATCTTAATTACTTTCTTTCCAATACGAACATAGTTGTATTCGACTGCATTAATATCATCTGGTTTAAATCCAGGAATCAAACTTGCATTGAATTCAAAATCCATATTAGATTGCATAAATTGTGATACAACATCCATAGGATTAATTGTATTTGTTTGAACCATCATTTGTTTTAATGATGGAGCTTTTTCTTTTTCTACTTTCTTCTCTTCAATTAATGCTCTCCATTTTTTCAAAGCAGCTACGGCACTTGGTTTATAATTAGAAACACCATTAGAATCAATAGGATTCGTAGAAGGTTTAACATTCAAGATAGCATTATTTGAAATTTCACCAATGTACTGATCACTCAAAGCAAAAATACCATTTGAAGTAATCAAATGATTTGGTTGTTCGTCAGGTTTCTTTAAACCATCTCCACGCAAATATGATCTAAGAATAGTATTGGCAATAGAATTACCTAGTGGCGATTTACCAGTATCCATATCCTTTTTAAATATATTTTTACTAGCTTTTTGAATGTCTGTAGTATAATTTTCTAAAGATGCTGCGGGATTGAGGTTTCCATCTTTATCCAATATCATACCTGCATCAGTACCGTCACCCAAAATTACAGGAGTTTTCTGTAATTCTTTAACATATTTTTCATTTTGCATAATCGTTGGTAATGACTCAGCAGAAATAAGAATTTTGGAAACCTTTGCACTTTTTTGGTTTATTACACCAAGCATCTTATTAATACCAGGATCTTGTTTTAATAACTCTGGATTTGCAAAAGCATTATTTAATGCGGTAGAAAGAAGACCCTTAAATAATTTATTACTTTGATTTAATTTATCAGTTGAAACTGTGAATTCACCACCAGCTTCAATCTTAAATTTATAATCACCACACTTCATATCTACTGAGCCTTCGGTATAGGCTTGCTTACCATTACTTTCCGCAGCAGAAAGAAGATTATTTAAGCACTCATCACCAACCTGTGATAAAATCTTACTAGCCTGAAGATATGCTCTTTTAGTAAAATCAGTAGACCCAGGGTTAAGAGTTGCAAAAGTTTGCATTTCTTGTTCACCAGCACCAACTTTAAGTTTACTCAAAAATAATACAGCATTCAAAACCTGTTGATTAAAAGGTAACGACGAAATCGGGCTAATGCCAAATTTTGCGCTAATACCTTCAAATGTATAATTATCAAAATCCTGATTACTTGGAGGATTTCGAAGTTTCTTAAAATAGTCTTCCCGCATATCAGGATCTAGTCCAGCCAGTTGTTCTGCTGACATTTGACCCATTGCATTAAACATTTCTTGTTTAGAAAGCCTGCGGGGTTTTTCTTCTTCACTATCGCCTTTGGATTCTTTTTTTCCTTCTGGTTTTTTGGAAGAGGAGTCTTTAGAAGATTTAGTTTCTTCTTTCTTTTGTTTCTTTTCTGCACCACCTTCTTTGGCTTTGGTATCACCTAAAAGAAGTTTGGATGCTCTTGTTTGTTCAAATTTTGGATCAACCGATGCTTTTTTAGCATCTTCTAAAGTAATTTGCTCACCTCTGGTCAGATCTTCGTGCTCATTTTTATTAAATGAATCTTTAAAAATAATCTGAATGCGACCACTTTTTACATTTTTAACAATTTTAACTTCTTTTACTAACTCAGGTTTTGATTTTTTATCACGTGGAATTTCCCGAGCACGTGCATCGCGCTTTCTTGCCGCATCTTTGGCTTTTTCATCGCCAGAGGATCCCTGTCGCTTATCAGCCCCCTTGGCTTCACCAGTGGTTCTAAAGGAATCCGCTTTTTCTCGAGATTCTTCTACAATGAGTTGAAGTAGTTGTTTAAAGTTCATTTAAAATATTTATGAACTAAAATAACCCTATGTTATGAAAATGGGGTATGAAGTTTAAAATTCTTTACAGTTTGAACTTTTCCATTTAATAATTTGTACAAACTACCTGGAAATAGTTTATTTTCTTTAGCAAATTGTTTAATATTTGTCACCATAATAACCTCATTTGTGTCCATATTATGTAAATTTACTATTTTTGGAACACCAATAAGTTTCTTTTTAACTTCTTTGGCTTTTACATGTTGTGCAACGGAGTCTTTTACAGGTCTTAATTCTACAGCAGTCCAGCCTTTATAGGTTTTTCTTTTTCCATTTAATAGTTCACAAATTTTACCAGATGTCATACCCTGTGATTTGGCGAATTCTGCCATGTTAGAAAAGAATACTTTTTCTTCAGTATGAATGTTTTTTAACCAGTACCCATTCTGCTGTTGTACGGGGGATACCCAAATCCATATCTTGTTTTCTACTCTAAAGAATCCACCGTATAGTTCAACAAACTTTTCTCTTGCTGTTTGGGCTCGGGAATTATCGTTCATTTGAATCCAATATTTGGATCCTTTTTGGTTGACTGCTTCCTGTGGTGTGGTTATATTAATATATTCCAACTTCACTCCTATAATGGTCTATAGCCTTTTTGAGTTTTTTAACATACTTTATTGGATTGTCTTCAAATACCTGGGATAAACCGTCTTCACACGCAATCATAATAACAAAATTATCTACAATTACACCTGTTCGTTCTTGATACATGAGCGCATATGCGGTAGCCTGTAAAAAGTAACTTTCAACATCTTGTTTTCTTTTTTCTTTTGTACTGGCTTTAAAATCAATAATGGAAAGTTTACCATTATATTCTGCAATGCAGTCAGTTCGTCCAGCAAGTCCTAAAATTTTAGACCATAAGGGAGTTTCAATTGCAGCAATGTTATCAATATTATCCAATGCTGGTTTTAATAAATTAAACAAAACTTTAAAATTTGGAAACATATTTTCCATATCTATATCTTCATTTTTAATATAAGATTCAATAATAGAATGGAATTTAGTGCCTCGTGCTAAAACTCGTCTGCTTTCTTCTGGATTTTTTCTTCTCCATTCAGCAAAAAAGTTTTGCTTGCCATAGCCAACAACGGTGGTTACACTGGGAAACTCACCATCTGGAGTACTATAGAAACGTTTACCGGATTTTTGTATTTCTGTTAATGAATCGGTAGTTTCATTAATATTATGATTAAAGTGTTTATAGATTGTCACAAAAATATTATATCACAGAATTATTAAGATGCAATTTTTTTTCCTTCAGCATTTCCAAATTCTTTAACTCTTTGAATTCTTGGAATTTTTAAAGTTTCTGGACGAACCATAGATGGAATAGCTGAAATTAAAACGTCTGATTTAGATTTACTTGGGTTATACGTATCTAGAAAAAATCTTTTAAGATCTCCTGGCAAAGACAATATTGCTGGTAGAGCTATGCCGGTTTTTATTGCATAATCTATCAATGCCTCTGTACCAGAATCAACTAGGTTTCCTATAAAAGAATCATCTGGTGTTGGTTGTTTGGGGTCTGCAAGAAGTGGTGGTGTGGAAGTATCCGAACTTTTTTCAATAATATAATATCGCTCAGATAAAATTTGTTCTACTAATTTATTTTTAAGCATAATATACCCTTAAGATAACCGTGAACCACTAGAATACTTAAATTCATTTGTTTTATTTGTACGAGGAGAATTTAATTGGCTAGGGGTTGGTAATACGGAACCCTGAAAACGATTTGAATTCGGTGAACTTTCCACAGAACCCATTTGTTTCATAGAATCTGATGTGGCTTGTTGATTTTGTTGTGCCATTGCAGCTTGAAGTGTTTGTTTTTCTTGACGTTGTGGTCCGGGAGCCATTCCCATATTTGAGTTACTTCGATATTGTCCTGCACTTGGACCACCAGAACTTCTTTCTTCACTTGAAATTAACTTATTTAATTCAACTCCACGTTTTTTAATTCTATCCATAAATGATAAATTTGTAGGTGCTTTTGTTCCGGGTGCGGTAATTGGATTAGATACTGCTGGAATATTTGTCGTAATTCTATCATCCATACCTTGATACATTTCTGGATTATCACTGGCTTTATCTTCTGCTGCACGTGGATTAAATACTCTTGCATTATTTTCACTTCTATTGGGTAAGTATGTATTATCGTTTGGAGCATTTGTAGAAGTTGGTTCCGAAGAAGTGTATGTTCTAGTGTATGGTACATTTTTAGCAGGTACAGGGGAAGGTGATGAAGTTCCTGCTGGTGCTGGTGTGACTGGAGCGGTTCCAGGGGCGGCTGAAGTAGGTGCAGGTGTTGCTGGAGATGTTCCTGGAGCAACTGATGTAGGTGCTGGTGCACCTGAAGTTTTTACTGGTAGCCGATCAGTTCTAGCTGGAGTTGGACGATCTGTTTGCTGATCATACGGTACTGCAGGTTGATATGGAGCCTGTGGGGCGTTTGCTTGAGCACTAAGTGATGGGATAACTTTACCATCCCTTCCTTTAATATCTCCCATTGGAATATATGGATCTGGTCTTCGAGCAAATCGATTTTCTTCTCTTTGAGCGTTGATTGCTGGGTTTATTTGATTTTCGGAATCAGCTCCCCCAACAGTATTGCCTATTGGACTCGTTTTTAAATCTACTTTTCTTCCATCTAGACCAGTTAATGTGCCACTTGCTGGCATTGTTGGGGCAGCTGGGGTTCCATACCTTGGATCACCAACAACATAATTTTGGTTGTAGTCATCCACTTTATTCTGTCGAGTTTGTGCTTCATTCAAATTAAATGGATTGGTGCTACCATTCTTTGTATAGGCAATATGTCCAGGATTATTCTTAGCTTCTAAAGACTTCATTGCATTCAACATTGAACCAGTGGCATCAAAAACATTTGAATGACTCGGTGGTTTTGCTTGACTAAATGGTTTATTTTCATTCATTATACTTGCTGCGACATCGCGTAATGAAGAAGGTTTCACAGGAGGAGGAACCATATTAGGGGTTCCTTGGAAGAATTGCTTGACTTCCCAGTATAATTGTCTATCTTGTTTATTATCCATGGTTATCAAATATTTAGACTTTCATAAATACTTAAAAGGCATGAATAAACAGGTTCTCTTGTTAAACCAAGACAGCAGCCCACTCAATATTATTACTATTGGGAAAGCCTTTAAATTATTAATCCGTGATAAAGTATATTGGGATGCATCTGACGAAGATTGTCATGAAGTTGTTTCAATCTCTAAAATTATTAAAATTCCCAAAATCTTAATTTTAAAATATTATGTAAAATTACCATATAGAAAAGCTCCACCATCTCGTAAAAATATTTTTAAACGAGATAACTATTGCTGTCAATATTGTGGAATGACTTTACATAACGATAATGCAACCATAGACCATATTACACCTAGATGTAAAGGTGGATCTTCATCTTGGATCAATATGGTTACAGCATGTAAAAAATGTAATCTTTCCAAAGGAAGTCAAACTTTAAAAGAAGCAAAAATGGAATTAAAAAATAAACCAAAAGAACCATCGTATGGTTTCTTGTTTGAATCTATGCTAATTACCTTTAGGAAACAAAAGAATGCCTAATTATTCGTACATCTGTTTAAACTGTGATCACACTTTTGATGAAACGCATCTCATGAAAGATCATGATAAGCCAATGAAAAAGCCTTGCCCAAAGTGCAAGAAAAAGAAAATTGAAAAAAACTGGAGTCTACAGGCTAATGCCGTAGCCGTTGATTCTACCATGTCACCAACCAAAGTTATGGGTGGAGCATGGAAAGAAGTTATGGATCGAATCAAGACTAATGGTCAAGTTCCAAAGCGTTTTCATGAACGCTTAGATAGATCTACTGATTTCCGTAATGGAAGTTTATTTTAAGTTTTTGATTCTATCAAAGCCTTTAAAACATAATAACTGTCAATAACATCTGTAACAGGATTGTTTAAAGTTTTCTGATTAAACACTGATAATAAATTTGTGTTTGTTTCTTTGCTGAAGGTCTCATACATTACCTGTTTATCAGCGTTCCCTTTGCCTGTGGCGCATTTCTTGACCTTAGCTGGCTCAATGATCGTTACTGGTATGGCATGCTTGTAGAGCTTGTATTTGAGAAGACCCATGTTCTCGGCTAAATTGAACACTCTACCTTTAGCCCCATATGCGTAACCTTCCATACCAACATCAGCAGCACCAATACAAAGATTTACTGCCCATTGTGATATGGTGTCAAACCTATCTACATCTTGAATATATTCTTGAAATGATTCACCAGTAATATTTGGTGCAATCTTATCAGCATATTTTTTAATATTAGTAAGGTAATAGAAAAAGCAATTATTAAACTTGAATTCCTTGCGTTCGTCAAATAAACATAAGCAAGGACAAGTTATTGAATAATCGATTCCTATTAACATGGTATACATATATATTTATACCTCGGTCAGAGATGATGGTCCCTTAGTAATACGATGGAGTATACTTCGAATGCCTCCAAAAGGATTACGAGGATTAACCATCACCTCTGCCTAAAATATTTAGAATAAAAAATCCCCTTGCGGGGATTAATTATTACATATTTGAAACTCCTCGGGCTGGACTCGAACCAGCGACATGAAAGTTAACAGCTTTCCGCTACTACCAACTGAGCTACCGAAGAACGTGATTTACACTATCTGACATCCACCTGCACTACAGGCAAACTCCTTACCAACTTCTGTGTTATCTTCTGATTCATACTTCATCAGATCATTGAAGTTAACCTTGACCTTTGGATGTGCTGCATATGTTGCAGAATCAATTTGCTCAAACGGTGCCTGAGCATATGTATGATTATCACTTCCAGGAAGGAATGCAATACCTGTTGCCACATCAAAGTTTTCCCACAACCAATTGCCTACTTCAAGGAATTCACTATCCTTATAGTTGACGGTGATGGAAGGCTTGTGATGACAGTAATGCTCCTGATATGTTTTCCACAGATCAAGATGGTCAAGTGCACGAAGATCTTCTGTAGTCACAGTACCACGAGGAGCCTTCATTGCAAAAGTAAATACGGCAGTAGAAGTTGGGTTTATCACATCATCCTCACACGGGACTCCTTGATCCTTCATCAAGTTATATAAAGGATCTTTCTTGTCCAACCGTATTCTGCGGAAATAATAATCCGCATAGCGTGGATGTAAACCCGAAGCGGAATCCACCAAGCAAGAAGTAGTGCCTTCTGGCTTGACGCAAGTGATTGACTTGCTAGGATTAATACCCAACTTCTCTGCCCATTTGAGATTTGTAGCCGTTGCATGGTCACGAAGATTCTCAAGAAGTCGAACTAGTTTTGGCTTACCTTCAAGACCACTGGTAAGTTTATTATCAAAAATTCCTGTCATTGAAACACCAAGCAATCTTTCCTCTTCACAGTTCTTCTTCCACTCAGGACGAAGATAAGGAAATTTTACAAAAGTAGACTGCACAGTCCCAATAATAGTGGCAAGTTCAATCTTCTTCTTCAAACTGGCTGCAGTATCATCAGCACGAACTACCACCGTTGAAAGATTGCAAAACTCAAAAGGTTTGAGAATAATTTCTGCACATGGATTGGTACCATATTCACAGTTTTCCTCTCGTCCCCACTTCGCTGCTTGCTCCTGTAGAGCCCTACGATTGATCATGCCGCGTTCTCCGCTGTGGGAGTTGTACAGAGAGGTCCACTCCTCAAGAAACTGTCCCATAGGGGGCTTACCACGATAAACCGCTGAATTATTGGCGTAAGACCGGAATCCGGCTTGTTCCCACCATGCACCTGACTTGCACATGGCAATTTCACGGTCTCCCAGGTCACTGAGAGAGATCATGGCTGATCTACGAACCCCACCAACGATTACGGCATTGGCAATCGCACAGCAGGTATCATGGCACTCTAATGCTGAAAGTTTACGTCCTTGAGCATTGTAGAAAGTTTTAACAAGAAATTTAAACAAATGATCTAATGGAGCAGGACCAGAAGCACGACCACCAAAGGTCTTCAATCTTGCGCCAGATGCTCGAATCTTTGATAAGTCCCACTTAGGATGCTTACCAGCATATAGATCATTAAACAATTCTTTGATTGCATCTCCCCAACCCTCTTTTGAATCTCCAACAACAATAACCTTATCAAAATTCTTGACAATCTTATTGGCAACAGTTGGAAGTTTATCGGTGTATTGTCTCTCTACTGAATATCCAGTACCGGTACCATTCATAAGAATGACAAACAGTTCTGCAAATGATTCAATCGAATCAATTGGAAGATATGAGCAGTTGTATAAACATGTATTATCGTGATCAAGAGCAACTCCAGCAGTCATAAGACTACGCATGGAAGGAAGCACATCCATATTTAAAATTGCTTCCTTAACATCGGGACGTTCAGCCAAAGATGGAACCTTATCAGTAAAATAATTCCACCAACGGTTTACACATTCATCCCAAGTCTCACGACGATTTTCAGTGGGAAGCCACCGCGAGTAACGGGAAATAAAAATAAAAGATTGAAACGGTGATAAAGCATCTGCCATAAAATTAACTCCTAATTGGTTTCTTATTTAGTTGTGAGAGTATGCCACGAAACTGGGAAAAGGGGAGCAATTAATTTGTCAATTGCTTTAGCAAATTCCTGCACTTCCCATTGTGCATGAGCATCGATACGAAGATTATAAACTCTTGCAAATGCATAGAGTGAACCGGTCCATACAAATTCTGTGTATGTACCTTGTGGTAAAATTGATCTTGCCTGTTCGGGTGCAACACCATCTGCTAATAGACGGTTATATAGATCCAAACATTCTTTTGCAACGCCAGAATATTCTTGACGTAATTTAATACAGGTATCAAGATCTTCGATAGCACCACTGCTACCTTGCTTTGCTCCATTGGTTGGAGCACTTCTCCAGAGAGGTACATAAATCTCTGGTTCAAAAGTAACATAGCGGCGACTTACTTCATTCATAACAAGACCAACTTGATGTTTACCAAGTTGTGCACGAACAAAAATAGGACACTTGATACGAACACTAATCTGTGGATGACAGAATGGTGTGAAGTGATTATGCTTAGCAAGATATGTAATTAACTTTACATCTCTCTCTAGTAGATACGGTTCAAATGGTTCTTCTTTACCGATACGTGGAGTATGGTTTTCCATTGTTCCATAGACACTTTGCTTATTGAATGAAACACGAGCAGCATCTACTACAGATAAATCGCTACCCATGTGATCAACAAGTTGTACATGTCCATGATCAAGTACTGAAAGGTTAGTCTGCTCCGGAAACATTGGTACTGTCTGTGTCATCTTCGTCTTCATCCTCATCTACAAGTTCAACTCTTACGCCATCAATCTTTGTAAAGTCTGCCGCATATTCTCTTGCACGACCCCATAGTTCGGGATCCATTTCTTTTATGTACTCACCAAATCTTTGGACAAAGGTGATGTACGCTTCACTGGCTTTTAAAATATCTTCTTCAGATAGTTTGTCGTTTTCATCTTCCATTTAAACCTTCTTCCAGTAAGTATACTTTACTTTTGCTTTAAGTCCAGAATAAACATTGTTGATTATTAGTTTCATGGTCATCGATTCACCAAAAGACAATACCATGTCATTAATATCTTTTTTATCGATTTCATTTGGCCAGATTACTACATTTCTTCCAGCCTCAATGTACTTTCCAATCAAGTGAACAATTTCAAAATTTCTTGGTTCATTATCAAATATGAATACAACCTTTGATTTGGCAATCTTCTTAGGAAGTTCTTCTAACCAGCCTGCACCTTGCATTGAAATTCCATTTGGAATAAACATGGAATCAATTGGACCTTCAGTCACATACACAGTATCTCTTGCGTCTACTTTATCTATGTTGTACCACAGACGCTCTTCGCCTTCATTCTTTAATGTAATATACCTTATCGTTTTTTCTTGCGCTTTTTCTTCAAGGGTACGACCTTGGACCCCAATAAGGTTGCCGCTCTCGTCATAGAACGGTATGACGAGCCTACCTTCCTTAGATCCCTCTCTATCGAAAGCAGACATGATTCTACTGAAATCGCGGCAGTAATAAAAATTGCAATACTTTTCTTTTGGAATTTTTCTAGATTCAACATATTTTACAGCCTGATGATTTGCATCGAGTACGTCAAGCCTTGTTCCGAGATCACAGAACATTGGCTGTTTCTTTTCAATCTCCGCTTTGACCATCGGTTCTGGATTTTTGTCTTTAAAGTTTTCAAATGCATACTCTTTGCATAATAATGGGCTAACACTTTCAAGTACAGAATATAAACTACAAGCAATACCGCAATTGTGACATTTGTAAACATAGTTTCCTTTATTTTCAAAAAAGAATCCTCTTGTCTTTGTCTTGTTCTTAAGTGAGTCTCCACACTTAAAACACCGACAGGTAGCAAGATTATCTTTCTTCCACTTGAACTTCTCAAGTGAGCCTGACAGCATATTTACATATTTCTTATCAATATATATACTCATTTTGCTGTGTCTTCAAAAGTCCAGTTTACTGCCTTGTTCTTCTTCTTACCAAAATTAGAATCAAATGCTAATGGATCAGATCCTGAACCAAAACCTTCTTCATTTGTATTATTTGCATTGACAAGATTATTATTTGAATTTTCTACGTCATAGAACTTCATTTTGGACTTATTCACACCAATAAGAAATTTACGATTCTTGGTTGTATCATTACCACGGTTCTTTAACTGCTTAACCATCAGTTGACCATTCTGGGCTAACTCTTCGGTTTCAATGAGTGCAATGAAGAAGTCTGTAGTTTGTGGTAGACCAAAACTTTCAGATGTATCTGTCATTTCCATATCACTACTCTTTGCACCTTCACGATTTACCTGAGTAGCAGACCATAGTGGTACATTGAACTGCTTGGCAAGACCACGAAGTTCTTCTGCAATGCCCTTGACATAGGTGTAACTATTCATACCGTTGCCCATCTTAAATCTTGCACATGAGCAGATGTTTAGATAATCAACAATAATAATGTCAGGCTTGAACTTCTTCTTGATCTTAAGTTCTTCCATAAGATTACGGAAGTGAGTTACATTTGCTGCAGCGGTGGGATATTCCTTAATAATAAGTTTACCACGGCAGGTCTTCTTAAGATTGTTTACCTTGTTCTCATACATGGCTAAAGGCATCTTCTCAAGAACATGAATGTCTGTATCTAAAAGATTTGCATCAATACGTTTGGCAATTTCTTCTTCAGACATTTCCAATGTGATATAAAGCACATTGAGATTCTGTGTAAGACACGCTGCGGCATGATGGCACAAGAATGCACTCTTACCAACACCCGATGCTGCCATGACAACATTGAGAGTCTTCTTGCGAACTCCACCACCGGTGATGAGATTAAACATCTCAAGATCAAACGGTACTCGTTCTTCAACACGATGGTAATACTCATATCGTTCATCAACATCTTCAAAGAAGTCGTGTCCTACGCGAGTATCAAATGATACAGACAGAGCCTTAGACATTATCTCAGGAATTGCATTCTGAGTCTGCTCCTTATCCTTACCTTCAATGATACCGATAGATGCCATGATACCATTGTAGATGGCTTTCTCTTTGCAGAACTTTTCAGTATGTTCTACGAGCCACTCTGTATCAGACTTCTCACCTTCTTTGTACATCTCATCAGAGATGGCAACACATTTCTTGAATTCACTATCGGCAAGAGTCTTATCATCTCCGAGTGAAATCAGTACAGCATCCTTGGTAGGAATATTATTGTACTTGAGAAGAAACTTACTTACAATATTAAAGACTGTTCGTTCAGCCTTATCTTGAAAGTATTCTTCTTGAAGGAAAGGGACAACTTTGCGACTATAGTCCTCATTGAGAACTAAGTTCTTTAGAATAACTGTTTCCATGTTTTTATTATATCACTGAGTTAGGCGTTGTCAAGATGATCTTCGTGAACATCTGCTTCAAGATCTTTACCATCATCAACTTCAACTTGTGACTCTACGATTTTGACAAATATTTCACCAACGGTTTGAGTAAAAAGTTTATCTTCTTTATCAAATCCATTAGGAGATTTGATCATTTCAATTTCCATAGTAACATTTAATCCATCACTGCCATCTTCTTTAAAATCAATTTTACCATATCGATAAACAATACCGGTAAATTTACCCGATGTAATTTCAATAGGACATGTTTGTGTACTGTCTACTGATGCATCGGGAAGAAATTTGTATTCAACTGCCTTGTCCATACTTGAATCCTTTTTGAATTTCCACATCCAACTTGTCGAGAATATCTTTTGTAAAATACTTTTCAGGATCTTCATCTATATTTTTCTCAAATGCTTTTGTACCATCTGGGAGTTCTACTCGTGTTGAAACCTTCTTGAATATATTATATTCAATTGCTAGGTCTGTCAAGCCATAATATCTGCTTAATCCAGAAGTATAGTTAAGTCTGGTTTGTACATGCATGTTTTCTTTTACAAAACGATTCTTGTAATTGGTGCACTTAATAAAGTTACCAACGATACCTTCATCGGTCTTATCCTTACTCT